CCTGGTGGTACCTCCTACACTGGCATCAACCTCAACGGTGCTGCTGACCGCAACGCTCGTGGCGATCTGATCGTTGAGAACCTGTTCAAGGCTTGCCAGTCCCTGGACGAAAAAGATGCTCCTAAAGAGGGTCGTACCTGCGTTCTGAGCCCTGGCGCATATTATGACGTGCTGGCTTCCGATCGTGCGATCAACGTAGACTTCAACGGTGGCGATGGCCGTAACGGCACCTTCGCTGATAACCGTGTTGCTCAAGTGGCTGGTTTCCGTCTGGTGACCTCTAACCACCTGGGTACTGGTGCTTACACCAACGGCCAAACCTACGTCGGTATCGGTAACCAAGCCGCTACCACCCGTGGTGAGCGTCCTAACTACGTGAACGGTCGCGACGGTTCTGACGGTCAAGCCGCTGCTGGTACCAACGATTACTACCAGGACGAGCAAGGCAACGGCAGCTCCATTGCTAACTGCTTCGGTCTGTGCTTCACCAAAGAAGCCGTGGGTACCGTCTCGCTGAAAGACGTGTCCATGCAGATGACTGGCGCTGAGTACAAAGCAATGACTCAGTCCACCATGATGGTTGCCTCCTACGCTGTGGGTCACGGCATCCTGCGTCCTGAGTGCTGCGTCAGCCTGCTGCACGACGGCAATCCCTATTGATAATTACTTTCAGTTAATTACCAATACAATGGGGGAAGCAGAAATGTTTCCCCTTTTTTATTGCAATAATGGCAACCTCAAAACTAAGTGCAGTTAACACGCTTCTCGCCATTATTGGTGAAGCACCTATTAACTCTCTAAACCCACCTCTTACTGGAGACGCTAGTCTGGCAGAACGCACCCTTGATGAAGTTAGCCGAGAGGTTCAAGGTGCAGGATGGTCTTGGAACACTATGCTCTATGACTCCATTCCTTTGGACGCTGCTACAGGTCAGTCCCAACTCCCAAGCAACACTCTTGCTGTACGGTTTAATCCGCTCACGTACCCGTCTCAAAGGTTTGTTCTTCGTGGTTTGCGGCTTTTTGATCGCGTTAAAAATACATACGATTTGAGAACCAGCCTTGGTGTATCAATGACTGGTAACACTAGTGATCTAGTTGCTGAAGTTGTTGAAGAACTTAACTGGGACAGCATTCCAGAAACAGGTCGGCGTTACATCATGATTCGCGCTGGTCGTATGTTTTCTAACCGAGCTGTTACCTCTGCAAGTCTCGAAGCTTATACTCAAGAAGATGAGGCTGCTGCGTTGCAGACTTTGAAACGTACTGAAGATATGGCACAAAACTATAACTTTATTAGCGGTCCCGATGATATGTACGGCGGTCGCGTTACTACTGTTTTTGGTCCTGACATCCTGAGCCGCTAATGTCTAGAGAACTTTATAGCCAAATTATTGGTCCGTTAAACAAAGGTATTAATCAACAAGCTGACAGTTTTGTGCTGCCAGGTTTTGCAAAAGTTCTTGAAAACGCTAATTGCGATCTGGTTGAAGGTCTCAAAAAACGTCTCGGATCAGTTCCTGTAAAACGTGTAGACACTCTTACACAGAATGCTGGTGGTCAAGCTTTAACTACACCAATTAAATGGGATGAAGCTTTTTGCTTTGTCTATAACCGCAGTACTAATGAGCGGTTTATTTTGATGGTGGTTGATGATAGTAGAACTGTTACTCCAACAGGTGACACTACTAATGGATCATCTGTTGTTACTTCTGTAAGTTCTACTGCAGATTTGTTTGTTGGAGCTGGTATTACTGGTACTGGTATTCCTGCTAACACTAAAATCGTTGATATTGATACTGCTACTAGTCGGATTACTCTTGATAAAAACGCTACTGCTACAAATTCAGGGGTTTCTTTAACGGTTGAATCTAGTCGTACTTTTGTTACTGGCGTTTCTAACGTTGAACCGATTAGCGGTATTCTTCCTACCGTCGTTCCTGTAGAGCAAGATTTTGCAAACATCACGTCAGGAAATCTTGGGTATCTACGTGGCTCTGGTAGGGCTCGTGATCGGTTTAGGGCTACGTCGTTTCAAGACTATGTGTTCGTTACTAACATTCAAAAGAACACAGAATACAACAGCTCAGAAACGCTAACTCGATTTAACATTGGAGAGATTAGTTCTGAATATCAGCCTGTTAAAGCTCAGGTAACTGTTAAGTTTGTTGATTACGATACTCAATATCAAGTTATTGTCACTCTTGATAACGGAGAAGTGATTCGTGGTAACCACATCACGCCTTCTTTAACAGATCAAAACGGTAACGCAAACGTTGTAAGCACTGCAGACATCGCTGCCAAACTAATTAGCAATACTGACACTATTGCAGGTACAACTACAAACGGCAGTAACACTGTTACAAGCGTCTCAACAACAGACATTGCAAAAGTACAAACAGGAGAAAAGGTTACTGGCACTGGCATTCCTGCAAATACGTTTGTAGGTACTGTGGCTGCTACTAGCTTTACCCTTGTTAGCTACACAGGTACTTCTGTAAACGCAACAGCAAACGGATCTACAACCCTGACTCTTGGCGAAGGTTTAGATCAAACAGACATTAATAACCAACTTACTTTTGAACGTCAAGGATCTCAAATCCTTATTGGTCTAACAAATTCCTCTCGTTACATTGCGAGCATTGAAGCTACTGATGCTCGTGGTAACACCTTGATGGATGGATTTTCTAATCAAGTAACAGCTATTACAGAGCTTCCTGGTTCGTCTTGGGAGGGCTATACAGTTCTTGTGGCTCCTGATGGTGCTTCAGAACAAAGCTCGTACTACCTAAAGTTCAACGCAGAAAACACCACTACTGATGGTGACTATGGACGTGGTGTGTGGGAAGAGAGTAGCGGGTGGGGTACTCGTGGTCAGTTTGATCAAACGACCATGCCTCATGCGTTTATTTACTACAAAAACGAAAACGGTCTTACAAGGTTTACGTTTCAACCGTTTACTGGTTCTGCTTACACAGACGGTACAGTTTCGTTTGACATTCCTGGTTGGACTAACCGTTTAGCTGGTGATGAAGATGAACTACCAGGACCATCGTTTGCTGAAAAAGCAATTAACGATATTGTGTTTTTCAAAAACCGTCTTGGCTTTGTAAGCGGTGAAAACGTCATTCTCAGTGAAGCTGGTTCTTATTACAATTTTTGGCAGCAGTCAGCTCTTCAAGTTGTAGACAGTGACACCATTGATTTGACAGCAGTTAGTAACGACGTTGCTGTGTTGAACTACGCGTTGCAGCAACAGGATGAACTTGTGTTGTTTTCTAACGAAAACCAGTTCCGTCTTTACTCTGGTGATAACGTTACGTTTAGTCCTGAGACTGCTTCTGTGGGTCGGATCAGCTCCATCAGTATGGAGTCACGAGTTAAACCTAAACAGGTTGGACCGCAGGTAATTTTCCCTGTTAAAGAAGGCGACTTTACAGGTCTTCACACCTTCATTACTACTGACCGAACCGTTGGTATTAACCTTGGACAAACAGCAGTCATTACGGAAACTGTTCCTAAATACATTCCTAAGAATCTTGATTCTCTTGCTGTTAGTAGAACTGATCAATATCTTGTAGGACTGAGCAGCGATGAACCTTCTTCGTTGTTTGTGTATCAGTTCTTCTGGGAAGCATCAGGAGGTTCTTTAACCAACAGACAGAACGCTTGGCATAAATGGACCTTCCCTAACAAAAACATTCATTGGTGTGATTTTGTTGAAGGTACTCTTTATAGTTTGGTTCAATACGATAACAGTGGTACAGCTGAGTTTTATTTAGAAGGTTTGAACGCTTCTCGACCTCCTCAAGAAGCAAACGATCTTTATCTTCTTGATCGTCAAATCTCTAGTTCTATTACTACTGACATTGGTACAGCAACGTTTACTTACAACGCTGGTACTAACAAAACTACAGTCAACCTTCCTTACCGCACTACTAACGTTAGTCAGTTTATTATTCAAAAAGTTGATTCTTCAGATGCGTCAGAATCTCAAAAACGTTGGATTGTGGCTAACTCCGTGCCTGCTGGTGTTACTAGTTTTGTATGCGATAGCTTGGGAGATTTTTCAAATAGTTCTTGGATCTTTGGTGAGCAATATACGTTCACTTTTAGACCGCCTCAGCTTATGCCTTATAGCCGAACAGCGACCGATAACACTTTCATTGGTAACCGCACTGGTCGTTTACAGCTTCGGTATGTGGATGTTTACTACAACGATGCCCGTTACTTTACAGTAGAAGTTACTCCTTACTACCGCGATAAAGTAACCTACGAGTTTGATCGTCGGGATCCTCTTAACGCAAACATTGTTGTAAGCGAAGAAGAACCTTTTGAAGAAGCTAAATTTAGAGCTTACATCCAAAGCAAAAACGATCAAGTTACAGTAGAACTAGTAAACTCAAGCATTGATCAAGCAAAGTTCATTGCTTTGGAATGGACTGGTTTGTATTTTGATGTTGCTAGGAAGTACGGCTAATGACAAACAGCTTTTTTGGTTTTGATGGTGGGTTTGATTCTGGTATTGGTTTAAACCCATCTGATTATGATCTTAATTTTGATACCTTTTCAGACATCTCTAACGAGCTAAACGTTCCGTTTGAAGCTGGATTTGATCTTGATTTAATTGGTATTGATTACACGCAGTTCAACGATCTTTCACACATCTTTGAACCTGTAGGTTTTACGCCACAACAACAACAGCAACAAAAAGATAAATCAGTAAAGCCTGGTAACGATCTGTTTAGCTTGCCATCTATTTTGAACATGGCAGGT